ATGGCGCTGGTTTTAATGATAATTACTGTACTCAATGTATGCCAAATTCCTTCGATTGGGTCCAGTTGCCTTCCCTGAAAATACTTTTGAATAACTTGGTCTTGCGTTAATCCATTAAAAGGATTTTCAGCCGCATAAGTGATTCCGGAAAAAGCAAAGACCAACATTAAAACTAAGCTTAAGGTGAGAAAAATTTTGTTCATTGTTGTCCCTCCATAATAGTTTTTGTATGTTATAGATTCTACTGAATATTTACATTTCCTTCCAAACTGATTTGCAAAAAAACGATAAGCATCTAAAATGTAGGAGGTGAAAACCATGATAGGTTCAGACCTATTACCTGACCTACGCGTCCGTATTCGGGATGAAGGGAAAATATCAATCGGCGATGACAACCTTTTACTCATATATGTGAACGAAGCAATAAGCTGGTTAAGCAACCAGCTTATTTCCTTTAAAGACCCAATTATGATAACGGAAGACGAATTCACCGAAGATACGACTTTGCCTACTGGCTTTGTAAAGTTCGTAGGCCAATATCCCATAAAAAGAACTGGTACCGGGTTTATGTTATTGTTGGATTTAGACTCAGTGACAGCAGAATATTGGGCGGTGAAAGACTCGATTGATGCTTTTACTGATACCATTCATTTTCCTGATCAGTATAAAAATGTCCTGGTGCAATATGCCGCCATTGCGGCAATCAACAAAATGGGCAAGCCAATTGACCAGGATTCGGTGATGTTGAAGCAACTGAATGACATGCTAACTCAGGCAATACAGGGGTGATATAGTTGGCAACTACAGTCAGCACCTTATTAACCAAGGTCAGGATGAAAATCCGTGATACAACTTCCACGGAATATCCTGATAGTGAATTAATCGATTGCCTTAATCAAGCGTTTGACTATATGTCAGCTTTTTTGATTCGGATCAAAGATGGAGAAATGATAAATTCGGTGGAAGTAACGGACGGAAGTCTTGCCAAAACGGATGACTTTGACAGTATTGTTGGTGCTCAAATGCTGTATATGGAGGGCGACACAATCAAAACTTTGTCCGGCTTAACGGCCACCATGCGGTATTATGCGGCTAAAAGCCATGTTAGTGCGACCAATGACACGATACCATTCAAGGTCAGTACTCAGCCTTTATTAGTGGAGCTTACTGCTATATATGCTTTAAACCGCAACGAATTTGATGTTACTCAGGACAATGCTTTGTTTGAAAAACACCTGTCTTTACTGCAAGGCGGTGGCAGTTAATGAAGAAGTCAACCAAGCATGAAAATGAAACGGTACTTTCTTTATCCGATTTTACCGGCGGCATTAACTATGCGATAACGCCGGATCAATTAGGGCAAACCGAATCCCAGGTATTAGAGAACTTCGAACTAAATTCGTCAGGGATGCTAGTATCAAGCGGCGGATTACGCAAGGTGTATACCTCTGCTAATGGCGATATAGAAACGCTATTTTCTAAAGGTGATGGTAACATGTTCTTTTCGAATAGCAGCAGCCTGTACGAAACCGACTTAGCTAGTATCTTGCATACTTATACCTTATCCGGTTATAAATTGCCGTCCTATACCCGGTTTGATAAAAAGATAGTAGTTTGCAGCGGTGGTGCTATTCAGTATTATGATAAAAAGGATACTGCCAGCGGCCTGCAAACCATAGATGATGACGATGCACCAATAGCGGATGCTGCTTTCGTAAAAGATGGCCGAGTTATCGTCTATAATGCGAAAAATGATTATTTCTATTACTGCGGCATTGGTGATATAACAAACTGGATTTTTTCGAGTGATACCGGCATTACTAACCCTACTAAAATAACATTGACGGCAACAACTAACGGCACCTTAGAAACCGCTTATCACGTAGACGTACTAACAATCTATGAGGAAGCTGATGCAGACGGCGATGTAACCTTAACCCTTGACGGTGATGTCGCATATACCGTTTCCATTGAGGACGATGATACCGCTATTGAGATTGCCCAAAAGATTGCTAATGGCAATGATTATGACGGCTGGACTGTAACCCGAGATAGTAATGTACTAACCTTTACAGCCAATAAGCGGGGTGAAAAAGATCAACTTGTTTATGACTATGGCGATACGGAAGCCCTGGGTACTGTAGTTAATAATGCCGAAGGGGCCGGGATTTATCAATATAAAGTGTCTGCCGTAAAGAACACGGCCATTGATGGAAACGACCCGGTTTATGCTGAAACCGCCGCCTCGGAAACCCAAGAAATAACCTTGACGGCAACCGGCGGTGTAACGATTAGTTGGTCGGCGATTACTGATGCGGTGAAATATAAGATTTATGGCCGTACCGAAGATGAATTAACTTTGCTAAAAACAACTACCGATACCTCATGGACGGATGACGGCTCAACATATAATCTTGGCACCGATCCACCGACAACCAATAGTACAACTTATACCCATACGACCAGCGATGCCGATAAAGTAAAGATAGGCTATAAGGACGACGGATTTATTACTGCAGTTGTCATGTTGAGTGCGGATATTATCGTATTTAAGAACAACGGCAAGATATTTCGAGTTGAAGGCGACTATCCCGACCAAGCTTTGTATAGCGTAAGTGATAGTGCCCATTGCCAAAATCGCTTTTGTGCTATTCAGGCCGGGAATAACGCCTATTTTTATGGGCAGTACGGCTTAAAGGACTTAGGTACGGTAGTCGAATATGGCTCGGTTAAAGCAAGTGAAATTGGAGCTAAAATTGATAGTATTGCCTCAAATAATGCGGCGGCTAGAATGTGGTATTTGCCATCACTTCAGCAGTTGTGGCTCAAAGTAGATAATAGTGGGAAAATCTATGTTTATAACTATTTGCGAAATGCCTACAGCGTGCGACGGTTTAGTAGTCCAATCAATGATATTGCTACTTTTCAGAATGCCGCTTATATTGCCATGGGAGCATCAATATATTTACTTAATCCTTTTAGTGATAAAGAAGATGAGGTTTATGTTACTTCAATTTATAAATCCAAGCGATTCAGAAATGACAATGAAATAAATATGAAACGAATCCATATAGAGTTTTACTGTGTTAAAAATGCTACGTGTTATATTCAGATTGGTAAGTTTAGCGAAACGATATTATTAAGTGCAGAATCACCTTCGGTTTATAACAATACCAGTGTTATTTATAGTAGCGATCGGCCAATATGGGTTAACGGCTTAGTGATTGTAGATCGAAAAGTAGATTTTAATATAACAGATTTTGATATAACAATTAAGATTACTAAAGGTTTAGTGAAAATAAGAAACATTTCGCTGACGATAGCGGAATTGTAGGGGGAGGTGGATAGATATGAGTTATTCTCCATTGTATCCATTGGATCATACTAGCTCCGATGGAGATAATGATTATACCCAAGCTGAAAAATTGCAAAAGGAAATTGAGCATATTTACGCCTGCATGAATGACCTTTTGAATACGCAAGTGCCTACGCTATTAGAAAACTTCGATGCGGATAAAGTAGACGGCTATCATGCGACGAATACGGCTAATAATTTGCCGGTGCTTGATTCGGAAGGTAATTTGACGGTAGATACAACTGGTACAGCCTACAATATTCCAACCGGAAACGTTGGTGGAAATATCTGGATTGCCTAGAAGGGAGGATGCTACTTGTATATCCATGTTTATACCGACAGCCCTACGTCCGGTGGGACGGACGGAACCCAGGTAAGTGAAGAGATTTCAACAACATTAGCGTCAGCTGCTGCGATTGGCGATACGACAATCACGGTAGATGACGCTACTAATTTTTATGCGGCTTTGTCAATTAAGATTGATTCAGAAGTAGCGACAGTATCAAGCGTTGATTATGATACCAACGTGATAACCTTGTCCGCAGATTTGACGGTAGCGCATAGTTCTTCAGCCACAGTAAAAAGCGTGGCCAATGAATCCAGTCCCATTACGTATTCAAGTAGCGTTACGGCTGGCAGCGAGTCCGGGACCATCACCCTGGCTATTAGAACCGAAAGCGGATATACAACGACAGGTAGTACCGTCATTACACCAGACGGTACTACTGCTAGTTATTGGGCTTTATCTGCCGATGGTTCAACCTGGAATGATTACGGGACGGCCTTGACGATCACCAGTACTATTACAACAACTAATACGTTGTTGTACGCCAAATATAAATCTGTTTCAACTGAGTTAACATTGCACGATAAGACAGTCAACTTTGTTGTTGCAACAACGATTAGCGCAACGTCATCATCATAGGTGGTGGGAGCATGGCAACTACAGTTTCAATTAATGTTGATACTGCCCGAAATTTATCCAATTCATTTAGCATAAATGAAGATACTTATAGACTGCTGAAACAATCCATAAGTATTAACGCGGATACTGCTAGATTAATGGGAAAATCCGTAAGTATTAACGTAGATACGCTTCGCCAAAACGTTAATGCTGTATGTATTAATGTTGATACCAAACGAAAAATTACGGCGACTACTACGGATAAAAGCCTCTACTACTTTAAAGACGATACTACTTATACGGTGCCTCTTTATACGGATGAATTTGACGTAGGCAGTACCTATATTTGTTTTCGCGATACGGAGAATGATAATGAAATCCTTTATGCTAGGCTTTGTGATGTGGATAGTGATAACGCGTCTGATTTACGCGCCATTAAAAGCAGCACGACCTATGCGATTGCGAACAGTAATGATGGATTTCACGACTTATCTAAAACCAATCTCTATACAGATGGTTTTTGGGGAAGCTGGACGGATGTATCAACGAGCCTTAGCGTGGATCTGCCAGAAAACCGAACCATCACCATTGAATACGATATTGATTTTTATAATGATGATGGAGATTCCTACGTGGAAGGCCGGGTGTTAGTAGATAGTGAAACGCAGACTTGCTATTTCTATAAGACTACAAGCTGGAATAGCGGTAGCAGCGGAGATTATACCATGACCGAAGATATTTGGACGGCGAGGGAAACTGCGGGGAAAATATACAGTAAATCGGTCAGCCAATCGCTTAGTTTGGCCGCCGGGACTCATACCTTTGTTATGCAGTTAAAAGGTAGCGGCTGGTCGCGGGCTGATAGCTGCAAAGATAGGAATATTGAGATTACCTGATGGGGAGATAATAAAAAACTCAGTAACCTAAAAGAGGTATTTTAAGCGAAGCACGGCGAAATACAATTGTAACTAATTGCATCCTATAATAAACTGTTATGTTATTAACGGGATTATTGAAATATATATATAACTTGTAATTTTAGTATTAGGTTATATATGGAGGAGGGTTTACAATGCAATCAACAGTGACACAAAGAGATATTATGTTTCGTCGGTTTCAAATACATAAATTTAAAAGGGAAAGTATGTTTCCAACAGTTACGTTGACAATTAACATTAATGTTACTCATCTGGCAGAATTAAAAAGAAAATGGAATGAAATGCATAGTTGTATTGCGCATTTAACTTTTACACATATTATAATTAAAGCTGTAGCAGATACATTAATGAATTATCCGGAATTATATAGCCTTTCTGAAGGGACTAATATTATTCCAAGCTCGGATTTAATATTAAACATTCCTGTTGCTGTGGAAAAACATGTTGAATATATAGTAATTAATCAGCCGGAATCAAAAAATATTTTGGATATTTCGCAGGAATGCCAAAGTGAAATATCCAAAATTCGTAACGGTAATGGTGAGTTTATGAATTTTCTTATTCATATGTTCAAAGTTCCCGTTAAAGCAGCTAATCACAGTCCAGTTGAGTTTATGCAGCATTATGGAAATTTTGTAATTTCAAATATGGGATCTTTTCATGTTGATAGTGGTTCGCTGGCAATAACGGAGCCTTTGATTGCCGGACTTTGCTTAGGTGCTATTACACCAATTGTAAAGTGTCAAGCAAATAGCTTTATAGAAGTTATGAACATTCCTATAACTATTTCATTTGACCATCGAGCAATTGATGGAGCATATGCGGGGAATTTCTTGAATGACGTGAAAAAACTATTAGAAAATCCAGAACAAATCTTTTGCAGTTAATTTTAAAAAACTAGTACAGCGTCCGCTAAGAAAGCCTTATGTAAAAAACACCGTTTCGTTGCTTGAAGTGGTGCTTTTGATTATATTTACATATGATCTTGACAACGTTTATTTAAATTTATAGTGATACAAAGGATTGATGTGGTTGTCAAGTATGAAATATAAATAGATTGATAACTATTATCATGAAATAAATGTAAAATGGAGGCCTAAGAATGAATTTACAAACTGTCACTATTGAGCCAATAATGTTAATCGGTATTGAAGAAAAGACAAAAAATGAAAATGAAATAAACGGTAAAGGAAAAATTCCGAAGCTAATCCAAACCTTTTACTCCGAAATGTTAAGTAAAATTTCGAACCGTCATGAAAACCATATTTTATCGGTCTACACAGATTATGAATCAGATGAAAATGGATATTATACTTATTTCATAGGTGCAAAAGTTAAAAACTTAAGTTACATTCCCGAAGGAATGGTAGGGAGAACAATTTCTTCATCTCGTTACGCAATTATCCCTTCTGCTATTGGTAAAATTCCAGATATCGTCATAAACGAATGGAAACAAATCTGGTTAGACGATGCCTTAAAGGAAAAGAGAGCTTATTCAACGGATTTTGAACTATACGACAAACGATGTTCAAATGTTGATTATGCCCAAGTTGATATATATATCGCTATTAAAGATTAGATGTAGGAAAATTCATAAAGCCGTTACCCCTTAGCGTACGGGGAAACGGCTTTTCTCTCAAGAAAATTTGCTTAGCGTATGAAATCCGCATTTTGTTGGTGATATCCAAAGTAACTACTAACGTCCGATAAAAGTCCATTCCGTTAACTATAAACCCTAGGATTGCTACGCTTTTGCGGTATCCTAGGGTTTGTTATATGCAAATAGCTTACGTTTTGCTGGTGAGACTCCCAAAAGCAAAGCTAGTAAAGGAATATGTAAGAGAAAGAGGAGGGGTTTTGATGTATTATGCGTTTAACACACGCGGTAAATGTGTTGGGTCCTTTACTCATAAGCCGTCCGATACGGCAATAGCTGACAGGAGTAATGTATCAGTTGAAAAATATGATAAAGAAGTAAAAACTAAAAATTTAATTATGGAACATGGTGAATTGATAGATAACACGCCAAAGCCAACAACGAATACTACTACAGCAGTAACGGACAGTAAAACGACATGACACTAAATGAGTGGCTTGAGTTTTATGAAAATAAATTAGGATATAAATTTAACCCTTTTCCTGATGCAAACTTTGTGTTTGATGCAGAAAAAGGGTTTTGTGTTTATAAGCAGGACGGTGATACGCTCCTGGCTGGAGATGTAACCGGCGATGGCCGTTATTGGGATAACTTCTTGGAAACTATGGCCCGAGAACTGGGGTGTAAAAGAATTAAATTCGGCACATACCGGAAGCCGGGGGCGTTTGTCCGCAAATTCGGGTATCACATCGTTGGCTTTATTATGGAAAAGGAGGTTTGATTATGAGCGGGGTAAATAGTTTTCTTTTTGGTTCAAATGGGAGCACAACTCAATACGATAATCTAAGGCCGCTGTCTACATGGGGCACCAATGCCGGTAATACGTATTTTACTGGTGCGACTAATGAATATAACACTGGTCAAAAGTTGATCAATCAAGGTTCACAGTACCTTACTGACTTATATAATAATGGCACTAATTCACAGGTTAAAAGTGCTGATGCCGCATCGGCTCAATTAATTAATACCAATACCAATAAAAACTTTGGCTCAGCGTTAGCTAAAGCGGCAAGTAACGGCGTGATTGATTCTACACAATTTGGCGATACAGCTTCTAATATTCAAAGTACTGGTAATCAACAATTGCTTTCAGCTCATCAGCAAAATTATAATTCCGCGGCTAATCTAGGAAGTAATCTTGTTTCTACGGGTGAGAGTATGACTACGCCGTTACAGCAAGGGTATACAACCGAACGTAATTTCCAAGCATCAACGCCTTATCAGACAGTGCAGACGGGGGCAAGTAGTGGACTATTAGGTAGCTTACTTGGATCGCAAGCTGGGACACAAGCCCTCTTAAGTTTGATGGGTTGATAGGATGTGATGATTAATGGGACAAGTTATATATATCCCATCCCAAGATAGATGGGGTAATCTTGGTGCAACGGTAGGTCAGCAACTTGGTAATATTCTTGCCGCTAAAGCCAAAAATGAAGCTTTAGAAAAAGGGTTGGATACAGCAAGCAAATTATATGATGCGGCTACTCATCCTACAGCAACCAATGACCAGATAACGTCAGCCGCCAGCCAATATACTGGCATTCCTGGGTTAGTTGGCATGAATGCCGTTCAAGGTTTAGCTAACATGCAAAATACCTGGAACGCTGCCAGTAATCAAATGGAGTCTATTAATAATCAACTGGCGAATACAAGTGATCCAAATGTGCAAAAAACGTTAACCGACCAGAAAACAGCATTGCAGAACCAAATGGACACAGCAAATCAAAAGGCTATTTGGATGAGGACAGCGGTAGGAAACAAAGGGGCTGATTTAACCGGCTTGGGCGCAGATGATGATGTAAACCAATACATTCAAAACAGTAATGCTTTAAAAAATAGTTTACTGCCTCAATCAGCGACGACTACTTCGGCATTGCAAAGTATCAATAATGCTACGGGCACTTACGATAACGCTCAAAATGAGTTAAATAGTATTAATGCACAATTAGCCAATCCCGATGAAAACACTGATGTTACAGGCTTGCAGACAAGAGCCGCGCAATTACGAAAAGATATGGATACCGCCCATGCGGATGCGGAATGGACACGTAATTCGATGTTTAATCCTAGTTTGCTTGGAACAAAGGGGCAATCGGTAGTTGGCGCTGACGGTAATTATAATAGTCAAGGGTTATTACCAGGAAATATGGATTTAACCAACTCATTTAGTAAGGCATTAACCAACGCTGATAACAATAAATATCAGATAACCTTAGATGATGTTGCAAAGGACCAAAACATATCTAATTATGCAAAAGCGGCGGCTTATGCTGCGGCTAGAGAAAAGTTTAGCCCGACTCAATATGAAAACCAAGCAATGCAAGCGCTATTAAAGGCTGGTTTAAGTTCTGATGCAATTGCTAAGTTACAACCAATGATTGAAAAACAAGCTTCAGATATAGGTAGTAATTATTTAGCTAGTATGTTAGCAGCAAACAACGGTGATACAAGAAATGCGGCAATATATGCTTTAGGTAGTGGCTTGGGTAGTGCTGGTATTAATATGGCCCAAGCGTTTGCACCTAAGACACAGATTGATAAAGTCGATACTGGCGATAAAATTGGATTATATTCAACAGCAACAAGTCCGTTTGGTGGTACGCCTACGTTTTCGCCTGGACCAACATATTTAAAAGGTAATAGCCCGGGTGATATATTACATGCTCAATTAACTAGGGAGCAATTAAAGCAAAATAGCGATCAATTCAGTGCAAAAATGCAGCAAAGCCAAGATCAGTTTAATAAGAATTTCCAACTAGCCCAAGTAAAATTAGGGCTTGAAAAAGATAATCAAGTTAGACAACAAGGCTTACAGCAACTTCAAATTATAGCGGGCATGGCAAATAATTATAAGGCTACAATAAGTGGCTATCAAGACCAAATTAGTGCAATTATTAAATCTGGTAATGGTATGCTGACTCAAGCAGACAAAGATAGTGTTGCGGCGCTAAATCAGAAGATAAATAATACAACTATGCAATATGAGTCATTAAATAAAACATTAGCTAACTCATTTGGTATTCAACTCCAACAGTCAGATAACAATAGTCAATCGACCTACCAGCCATCTGCTGAAGAACAAGGAATAGCAGATTGGATTGATAAATGTAAAGCGAATGGTGCTACTGCTGACCAAATAAAACAAAAATTAAAAGATAAAGGTTATGGAAATAGATTCGATAGTTGGGTTTATTAGGAGGTGGAATTGTGGCTGATGTTGACGACATACTAGATTCGTTACCGGATAATAAAAAGTCACAGGCTTCTGCGCAAGATGTACTTGATTCTTTACCGTCATATTCTGCTCCATATTCCGGCTACTTAGATGCTGCGTGGCGTAATGCTAAAGCGGGTTTCGGTAGTGTCTATGGAGGTATCGGGAGATACGCCGAAGTCCATGCCCCAGAAGTAGCGAATTTAGTACAAGACCTTAATGCAGCAGGATTGGCCTATAATAATCCTATTGCCAACAGCGATAAGATTACGCAAATTGTATCCACTTCTCCTACAGACAGTGATATAAATGCAGTAAAAAACGTTGCTAAATCTGTAGGGGATTGGGGAACGGATGTAGCTGATTCCAATATACCTAAGGATGCAAAACAATATGGGGATTGGGATTGGCTACCGTTTATGTCTGACTACTGGACCAATCCAGCTGGGGCCGCAGCAGCTACGGGGCAGGGTGTTGGTAGTAGTGCAGCTTTAATTCCTATAGGCCTTGCTATTGCGCCCCTTTTGCCAGAAGAACTACCAGCCGCAGGCGCTGGGCTTTTAGGTAAAGGTTTGACTAATATTGGTCTTAATAAATTAGGTCAAAAAGTAGCCTCGGAAGCTGGGCAGAATATGCTCAAGTGGGGCACTGCTGGCGCGATAAGTAAAATTCCCGAAGCCGTATCTGAAGGCGGCAATATAGTTGATGATTTGCGTAAACAGGGGTATAGCGATGAGCAAATTAAAGGTATTGCCGATAAGGTAGTAGGAAAGAACATACCTTTGCTAATGGCAGAAGGTGCATTAGAACTAACCGGTCTTACTGGCAAGCTTGGTAAGGCGGTATTGAGTCCTACCGATTCAACTTTAAAAAGCATAGGTAAAAATATTGTTTTAAATACGGCCACTGGTATGCCAACCGAATGGTATACAGAAGGGGCGCAGCAGGCAATACAAAATGAAGCGACTGGCCAAAGAGCGCCTAGTGGTTTAGGTTTTGCTAATCCGCTTACATGGGGACCGGACGAATTTGGTGCAGCTGGTGCCGGGGCGGTTAGCGCTCTCGGATTAGGCGGTATTGGTGGTGCATATGCTGGTGTAGTCAATAAAGTTGTTAAGGCCGCTGAAGCTAATAATAGTAAAAAGGTATTAGATGCACTTCCCGAAGCTATCACCACTGAACAACCGGAGGAATCGGCTCAAAACGGATCGGATTTGACTCCAAGCGTAACGGAAGCGGCTGCACCAGCCAATAATTTTGAAACCTTGGTAAATGCCATATCCGGCCAAGAATCGGGTGGCAATTATGATGCAGTAAATAGTCGAACCGGAGCGGCCGGCAAATTTCAAATCATGCCCGGTAACTGGGCAAGCTGGGCGCAAGATGCTGGATTATCCCCGGATGCACCAATGACCGCGGAAAATCAGGAGCTTGTTGCTAAAAATAAATTACGCCAGTATTACGATAAATATGGGGCTAGAGGTGCGGCTATTGCCTGGTATGGCGGGGAAGGCGCTCTCGACTATTCTGATGAAGCAAAGAACCGAAAACAAGGCAATGGCGACGAACCGAGTATAAATGAATATGCAGATTCGATTATGTCCCGAATGGGAAACCAAGGCGGATCGGCTACCGGGGCTTTAGATGATATTGGCGATATTAAGATTAATACCGATGATTTAACTTCAATTCAGTTGAGCGATATTAAAACATGGGCCGAGGAAAAAGCTGAAACAGCGACAGATGAAAAAGAAATTAACTTTTTGAATGAAGCCGTTGATAATGGACGAATTAAAGATATAGTTGAAAAGTACCCGGTGCAAATTGCTGATTTGCTACGTGGCGATAAAGCCACAGAATCAGCCGTAGACGGCGAAAAGACATCAACCAATGCAATTACACCTACAAGTAAAGAAAACCCCGCTACGGCTAACCCCGAGCAGGGTGATCAATCAAATTCTAGTGACCTGATTGTTCAGGCACGTAATGTTGCCGGAACAGGTGATTATACCCAAGCAGCCTCATTAGCAACTCAGGCCGGGGATAATGTTTTAGCGGAAGCTTATCTGTTAATGGCCGAACGGTATAACAATACTACTGGAAATGAAGCTACTAAAACGCAAGTGAACCCAATACCGTCTATTGATAACAAACCAATTGGTAGGCCAGCCATTACCGGAAACGCTGATGTTGTAAGGTCGGATGACGGAGAAGAATTTCCAACACGGCTTGAAGATAATCAGGCACAAGTAAATAAGTCTAACGTTCAGATTATTGACAATACCGAGAAAAACGGCATTGAGCTTAAATTTGACGGAAAGCCAAATGATGAAATTCGTGATAAGTTAAAAGCTAATGGCTTT